TTAATTGCATCTTATAAAATCCCCTTCTTCCGTAAAGTTAAAAGTAATGCTTTCTTATAAATATCTTCCTTATCAATCCTTTCAACTACTCGTGATGGGTAATCATTTGGACTCATCTTACTTGTACCAAAGACTACGTAGGGCCAGTACTCGGTATTGTTTTTAACCATCTTCTCCTTAGGATTACTAAGGTCACTGTGATGGCCACGGCGAAGTGTACCCCCAACTTTACCTGACCCATTAGGATATTTACCCACAGGTGCACCACCAGATGGTGATGTTCCTCCTGCTACTCCAACACCTGGTTCCTTACAATACTTTTCACCATACTGGCAAACAATATTCAAAGTATCGGAGATTACATCAGTCCAATTAGCATTCACCTTCTTGTTGAAACTGGGCTTAACAACCATTTGACTATTAAAATCACCCATGATATTATGCCTCAGTTAATTGTGTTGGTGTTTGTTGTAATTGAATCTGCACTTTCAAGTGAGGTAATAAATGATTATTCCTTTCAGGTGAACCAATCACACTATAAGTATCTGTTTCCCCTTTAACACGAAGTATAGTTGTAGAATGTATTGGGGCAGTTAATTCAGTGTAAATCTTATACTGGTCCCCCTCCAATCGTCCAGATGTGGTTTGATTATCATTATGATTCATACTCTGCATATCCACTTTCAAATCAGTAGTATGAGTATAAATTATTTTAGGTCCATATTGATCTATTTCACCAGGACTATAATTCCAGATTTCAATAATAGTATTTGGGAAGTAAGTCATAACATTACTCCTCGTACTCCATTGATTTCTTTTTTAAAATCATTTAATCGGTTAGTTAATTGTATTAATTCAGAATTTGTAGTATCATAATTAACACTAACATCTCCTTCCTTAATACTACTTATTACTCCAGTATTTTCAGGGTTAACATCATACATAACCCAATCTAATAATAGTGGTTTGAGTATTGTACTTATCTCTGAATCGGTTAAACCGGCAGTATATTGAATGGTTAATATCCCATCTTGCCTACAAGAAGTAAACTTAATCACACCACTATTTTTATTTAGATTATATTCGTTAGTGTTAATGGTTCGATTATCTATTTGTACTGATTGTAATTCAATAACAGGATAATGATGGAGTAGTACATGACGGTTACCATCATAATCAAGTAAGGTATCAGTGTAGGTTGATGGTTCTGTACTACTTAAACCCACAATACTTAGAATGTAATTAAGTTTACGGTTAAGTAACACAGTATAATCCTCATCTGATAATGAAGTTGTAATCCCCTCAATGGATAATAAGGTTTTTAATTCAGTAACAAGGGTACTATAATCCATCATTATGTTCCTCCTTTTAAAACTTTTTAATTCTTAATTCTAATTTTCCTTTTCTATGCTGTTGTAAATGTAATATTAACTGTCTCAGTTGCACTATCAACTACTAAGTTTGCAATACCTGTTGGGGTACTATAACCGGTAGGAGTAGTGGAAACTGTAACTGAATAAGTACCATAAGGTACATTTGATATGGTTGCTCCACCAGCAGTACCAGTTAAAGCAGACTCATAAGTACTTGAAGTGTTAGTTGTGTTAGTTAATAATACTTTAGCACCAGCAACACCAACTCCACCACTAAGGGCAGATATGGTTACTGTAGCTTTACTCTCACTACCCTCATCCACTGGGAGTGGTGGTTCCAATGTTCTTAATAAGACCGTTTTGGAATTCAGCAATATTCTGACTTGTAATAAAGGTTGCAATAGCTTGACGATAACCTAATATGTTGGTTGGTAAATCTGTGAAAAGTGTTGGAGCCATTAATTGTTTCAATTGAATAGTACTACTATCTACGATGAACATTTGATTGGATGTCATGTTAGGGTCGATTATAATAGGTAATTGTTGACCATTCTCAGCTTCGAAAGTATTAACACGGAAACCTATACCCACATCTACTTTATCGTTGAATCTGTAGTAATCATAGATAATATCTCTTAATTGTCTTGCAACAGTGTAATTAGTGATGATTGCATCAGGAGTACCTTTATTGTCATCCACGATGTCTTCTATCATATCGTTGATAATGTTTTCTGTTATCTTATTAGTACTGTTATCCTTAACATTGGTGGTTACTTCGTTTGCGAATCCTTTAAAGTCCTTAGAAGCAGTAGTTCCTAATCCTTCAAGTAAAGTCTTATCAAGAATATTAGTTATATTCACATAACCATTTTCTATTTGTTTACTTAAGTAATCAAGAGTATTATTACCCATCTGTGCCATCATTGATACTTCTATACCAGTAGCAACTGTACTCATTTTCTTAGTTACTTCAGTGTAGGTTGCTGGTCCATGGTCAGGGATTTCATCAAGTTCATCCATGAATGCAGCAGTATTAGTATTGGACTCTACATAGAATCCTACGTATGATGAATCGGTTCCTTGTATACATCCTTTACTTTCGAGGAATCTGTAGAATGGTGCCATTTCACCTACCTTACTTTTTATTTCAGGAGTGTATTCCACTTGTTGACTTACTGGGAATTTTCCAGTAGCAGCATAATTATCAGCATATGCTTTCTCTAATTTATTTAATCTTGAATCAAAATCGGTTATTTGTGTATCCATATTATCACCTTTTAATTGTTTATTTATTTTTGTAAGAATGGGTTAGATTTGAGTAATAGTTTTGCTAATTCTTTTGGTGGTTGTGCTTTACTCATACCTTTCTCCATGTTTGATTGTTTGGTTTCTAATCCTTGTAATGCGTTCTCGATTACTTCTTTGGATTTACTGACTGGTTCACGGTTATTAGTTTTATTACTCCACATTTTCTGGGAGAGTTTATCCATTACAGTTTCATCAGTTAATGCGTTTAGCATTGCTTTTTGCACATCCGCCATGGTTAAACTTTTTTGTTCCTCTTTCATTGGGTCTTCTTCTGGGTCACAAGCTTTTTGTTCCTCATCAGTAGTATCCCCACAAGCTTTATCTTCTTCAGGTGGAACATCCTCTGTTGGTTCCTCTTTATCCCCCATCTTTTCATCAATCATATCACTCATTTTTTGGCCGACTTGATCCATAACAGTTTGAGTGATTTCATCAGTTGCATTGGTGAGGGCATCATTTATCATACTGGTTACATCATCACTTGTTAATGGTTTGGCTTCCTCTTTAGGAGGTTCCTCATTGTTGGGTAATGCTTTTATTACCTCTTGTATTAATTCTTGTTTATCATTTTCATTTAAGGTCATATTATCTACCTCTTTTTGTTTATTCATATTTTTTATTATTGTTTTGCAGGCACCAGTTAAACACTTGGATTGTACTAATCCTTTAGTGGTTACTGTTCCGAAACTATCCCAATTCGCAGGTAATGGGGTTAAACTTATCTCGGTTAATGTTATGTCTTTAACAGTCATACCCCCATCATTGTTGGATATATAATCATTTAACAATCCCCCAATGCTTAAACCGAAGTTTATACCGAAGTCTAATTTTTCTTGTATATTAGTAGCATACTCAGGTAGTACTTTGGCTTTGATTTCTAATTGGGAATCATCAGTATCCAATACTTCAATAATGGTACCTATTACACCTTTATAATTGGTATTGTGGTCGCAGTGAAAGTTCAAGTTAAGGGCTTGTTCTTTCATACTCGCAATTACTTCAGGACTTATATTATCATTTTCAAGGTCTAAGTTGGTGGTACTTGCGATACCTGTTAGTATCATATCTTGGGTGGTTTCATCGGTGCTAGTGTCTATGCTTTTGTGGATTGGAGCGTATACTTCAAATTGATTATTATTCATATTATCCTCCTACCTCCATTAAATTATTTTAATAAAAGTTAAAAATTTTTTTTTTTATGTGATGTAATTTTGATTACTACATAGAATTTCACATATCCTCTTTATTTATTTGGTGTTAAATTTTTATTTTAGTATCGTTAGTTGTCATATCTGTATCTTGTGGGGGGTCTACTGGTTCTAGGTTTTCAAATGCTTCTTTAACTTCTTGGTCTGTGGGTAAATCTATCACTGGACTATACACACACCTACAATTACCATTCCATGTAGTTTTACCATTTCGTTTAGTCCATAATGTATGATACTTAGGCAATGCAATACAATAAACCATATCAGTATAATCCACTTTGTCAATATTTAAATTAGGAACAGTTGCATATTCAGACCTGTTAATCCTAATACTATACACATCATAGTTTTGAGCATAAGAACCATTATGATGTTTAACCACAGTTCCAGCTTTACTCATAACTTTTATACTTGGATAATAACCAGCTAATAAAATAATATAACTTAAATCATCAACTAAATGTGTAGATGAAGTGAATAATGTTCTCTCAAAAGAATTACAACAAACTTTATTAGAAGATTCTCTTTCATTCCCATCACCTTTAACATAATTATCCAAGAAAATATTTAAATCAGATCTACTTAAACTGAATAATTCATTTGGAGTATATTTCTCATTACTGTAACCTAATGGTTTTAAGTATTCATATAATTCTTTAGAATAGATTTGGTACCTATCTTTTCTAACTCCAAGTTTTAAATTTAAGTATTCACATATCCGTGTAAGTTCTTTTTCTAATACTTTTCTATTCTCAGGTATTACTTGGATTATATCAATTGCATAACCTCTTTGCTTAGCTTCATTAACATTATGTAATATTGAACCTTCACTAATGTACCATGCCATAAAGAAAGCATAATCTTCAGGTTTGAATTTTAATCCATTAACATCTATTACTTCTGGTGAAACATTATTATTATTACATGTTCTGTAGAATTTTGATTCAGTATTAAGTTCTGTTGGTTTACGGAATTCATGATATAAACTTCTTACTTTATCCTTAGATTTTCTTTGATAAATGAAACAATCATGGTCGGGGGTTACACAAGTATCGAACCATTGATTATGAATCCAATACATATACTCATAATCATTAACATGACTAATAATATTATAATCCTTAATGAACTCTGTTTCTCTTGTTTCAGGATTTAAACTTAAAACTTCATCTTCATCTTTAATTATATCCTTAAACAATTTCCAACCATGATTAGTATATACTTCAGTAATTTCATCATAACAATTTGGATGGACTGGTAATAGGTTACTTGCCTCAGTTAATGTGTAAGGATTATCTTCTTCAATCGCAATACAATCTTCACAGACACTATCATCACCAGCAGTTACAATATCCACTTTCTCTATCCCATAATTCGCATAGGATTGGATTGTACCAGCATTCACAGCTCTTGAGGTTTCAGTGTAAGCTATCATTTGGGCTCGTACCTCAGGACTCATATTACTATTAGTTAAAGGTTCTAATGGTATGTCACGAATATTCCTTGCTACCTTATCCATACTTTGTCCCTCAGCTACTCCTCTCCATATTGCTTCACGGGCATCAGTTTTACAATCCTCACTAAGTTTCCGTATACGGTCAAAACCATATTGTTGTACATGAAACATGGCTCTTTTATCGGCTTCTGTCCATACCGCATCTTGAAATAATTGACTGTAACCTTTATCTGCTCCAAGTTTGTATAAGTCTTCGAAGTGACTCATATAATCCTTACTATCCTTATTCAATAAATCCGACATATTATTCTCAATATTATTAAAGAAGTTGGCTTCAAGTTTTCTTTGCCCTGTATAGTATTGTCGTGCTTCATCACTTCGTAACCAGTCTTCTGCAACTTTCAATTGCCCCTCTAATGTATCATTAATTTTATTTAAAAGGAGTTGTTGTTGTTTGTTTAATCGTTTGGTGATGTATACGGTGGGGGGGAGTGATTTCATTAATAGTTTACGGAATAAGGTATCATCTACATTTATCGTATTAACCCCTCCTCCTTAAGTGACTTCATAACTTGTTTATCTAAACTATTCATAACAGGCATAACATTAGATTGAGTATTGTTTGGAGTATCCCCCCATTCAACTGGTTCTTCACCATACTCACTCCGTACCTCATTCACAGTTAAGGATCCATTCTGTAATCGGATGTTTTCGATTTGTGCTCGTTGTAATTTATCCTCAATATCTAATTCACCATACTGGAATATTTCCTCAAAACCATTATGCCCCAAAACCTTATTAAATGAATCTTCAATGACTCGGCAGTTACCTTTTAACACTTTCTTAAAATTAGTATCCTGTGCTTCACCAGTACCTCCACCAAGGTTACCTGATTCAATTATACCTAATTTATGGGGTTGTAATTGGAATGCAGTTATAATAACATTCCGTGTATAATTCATTAACTCAAGGAATTGCATATCCTTATTACTTGTACCGGTTTTTTGGTAATCCCCACCTTTCAATGCAAGGATTCCTTCAGGGTTTTGTAATGCACTTACTCCGATTCGTTCTATTTCATCATTAAATTCATCAATACTTATGTCTTCCCCGAATTTGATTATTCCTCGTGGGTCTAATCCTCCATGACTTTCAAATCCTTTCGCATTATACTCGGAGCCTAATAATTGTAATCGTAGTTCATCTGCTATAGTGTCAATTACACTTACCCCCCATAGGCTGTCACGGGCTTGTGGTAGTGGTTTGTATATGTGGATTAGTTCATCTGGTTCGTAGGTGATTTCAGTATTTCGTAGTGCCCAGCAATCATTCTCAAAATTCCGCCATACGAGTTCGGTGGGAATGTATTGTAACCCATTAATAATGTTATTGTCATCGTTGGTGGCTTCTATGAAACAATCACCAGTACCCTTCCATGAATACCAGATGTTATGGTTTAGTAATGCCCAAGTACTACTATCATTAATACCCATTGGGTGGTTGAAGAGGTTGGTTAAATAGTTAACATGATTGTAATCTACTTTATCCGTACTGGGATTGTTAATAGTGAATTCACAATTAAGGCTTTCCATTTCATAAACGTTTAAACAAGCATTCACGTAGGGGTTCTTTAAAGCATTATAATAAGTCTGTAAGCGTCCAAATTGTTTTTGTGGGCGTTGAGTAATCCATGGATACCGTGTAATGTAATTATCGTATAAACTATTCTTTGCAGGATTCCGTAAATGTTGTAACGGTTTCATAATTCGTTTATTAATTGTTTCTCTAATATTCATATTCTGATTACTCCTACTCCTGCTGTCTTATTCCCTTCTCGCATAGGCCCGATGATTGGTCCTCGCCACATATCTGGGCAGTGGTCATTAATTTTTAAGGGTTTATCCTCACCACGACTTTGTGCTTTAGTATCCCAACTATATGTTTGTGCTTGTGTTATACTATTTTTGCAACTCGTATGGATTCTGAAATGGTTAGTGGCGATTAGGTTTTGTATGGTTTCAATGTCTCCGTAGGTATCTGGTTTGTAAGTGTTTAATTTCATTTTGATACTGTGATTCTTTTCTGCTGCAGTTTTCAATGATTTGGCATCGTGGGGTAGGTAGCAGGTTCTTATATTATACTTGTCTTGTAATCTCTTCATTTCTTGTAAGTATTCATTATCCGATTTACTTATACCCTTGGATTGTGCATCATAGTACCATTCATCAAGTAAATCGTAATAGTTACCATTCTGATTCTTCCATACACCCATCACTCCAAATACACACACGGTTGATACTCCGTAGTCGCAGCCAAGTATTAATTCATCATAATCTTTTAAGTTGTATTCTGTGAAAGTGTTCTCAGATTCAACGAAGTGATCATATATTGCACCCTCAGCGATAACCCATTCCCCTAAAATATTTCTTTTATAGAACACTTCCGATTTACTATTAACCCTTTTTAAGTGTTCCTTATACTCTTTGGTTAAGTTAGGATTATCATCTAATAAGAAATGCCAAACCTTAACATCACCACTTTCAAGTAATTCAGTATTATCCACATAATCAGTATAAATATAATGATAAGGACTATCAGGGTTACAATTCCAAAAGATTTTAGCATCTGGTAAACTACACCGGGATATAGCCATTTCAATAGCTGACTTAGGACACCGTGTCACTTCATCAGCATACCAACCACCTACAGTCATACCTGCAACCTTATCAACGGATCCTTCATCATTCAAACCAATACACCAAATCAAATTACTTCCAATAGTTAATTTACCATTGAACTTATCAAACTTAATCGGTATACTATTACCTAACATTTTGATTAAATCAGTAATCACATTCCTTTCCAATGTATCTCTTGTTCTTGCAGTCATCAGGAATTCCCTATGGGGACTATGACTAATGTATTCAATCCATCTCATACTCATATTAATAGTTTTACTACTACGAACCGCTCCATATTCAATATTAATAAAAGCATCACTATGCTTTATAAAATCTTTAGCTTTCGGACTAAAACTTCCAAACTTAAATTGGGGAGTTTCCATATTAACTGTTGTTGTCATCTTCAGCCTCTGGATTAATTAAATCCCCTAACTTTTTAAGATTAGTATCCAAGTTAATATCTAAATTATTAGTATCCTTATCCCTATCAAATTTAAGTTTCACAGCATTTAAGATAAGTTTCATAATATATTCAGGACTAATATTAGGATTATCTAAAACTTTACCCCATATATCAGGTCCAGAAGAAATCATTAAATTCATTAATTCAACTTCACTTACTCCTTGATTAACAGCAGTTTCAATATCCGCAGCAGTTTGAATTTCATCATTAACTTTTTTCTCATTAAGTTTTTTAATTTCTTTTTCAACTTTTTCTTTGGATCGTCTACGAACTTTAGCATCAACTTTATTTTTTAAATTAACTTCTTCTTTATTAAATTTGTTAATTGTTGTATGACTTATTGTTTCCCCATATTCTTCTTTGAGGTAGTCTGAAATCTTTCGTCCTGATTTTCCTTCTATGAGCATATTCACTATTTCATTGTAGTGTAGGCTGTCATGTATTTTTGGGAATTGGGTCATTGTATCATACATCTGTTAATATATTTTATGGAAAGTTTCCATTTTTATGGAAAGTTTGGAAAGTTTGGAAATTGTAAAAGTGGAAAGTGGAAAGTGTGGGGTATAAAAAAAATGTTTTAATCATCTGTTAAGTCTTTGATGAATTGTTGGTTGGTTCTTTTGTTTAGTTCCTTGTTATTATTAGTAGGAATATTAGTAGTATTATCAACATTATCAAACCGTAGATCATATAATATTCCTCTTAAGTGTTCATCAACTTTCTTTTCAATTAAGTCATTACATTTTATGTCTGCGATTTCATTGCTCATATCGTTTATACTTTCTCGCATTTTTTTATTTTCTTCTGATAAATGCTTATTTTCTTCACGTAATTCTTTACGATACTTTAAATCTCCCATATCGCGTTGCATTTCTTGACGTTGATGAACACGATCAATGAACCAAATAATAAGAAATCCTGCAACAATACTTCCTACTGCACAATCGAAAGTGGTGAATCCGTATCGTCGTATTCCTGGGTCATGTGTTATCACGGCGAATAGGGTGGTGACTCCTAGACTGATGAATACTACGCTTAGACTGGTTTTTAATCCATGGTAAATGTAATGTTTTAATGTTTTGTGTTCTGTTTTCCATTTAAGTTTTATTTCCGGTTTGATGTCGTCGAGGTATATTATGTGATGGAACCATGTTTTATATTCCATCAGTTTCTGTACTGGTTTCATTGGTTGCATCTTCTTTGGTTAGTTGTTCTGCGGTGCTTACACGTTTATTTTCACTTAATTGTGTGAGTGCGTATCCGAAGATTGCAACGAGGATTGTGGCTAACCAATCATAACCATTTGGTAATAGGCTTGTCCATTGTGTTACTGTGATGGTTCCTCCTACTGCGATAATGTAACCAATTATATTGAATAATATTGATGTATTTTTATAACTTGTTGTCATGTGTATTTATGCTCCTTTTTTTTGTAGTTTTTTTTTTAACCATTTTGTGTTAAAAAAAATTAATAATAAGTTGTCAAGTATTAAGTGATTAATGAAAAAATAGAATGGTAGTTGGGAGCTTATCGCCCCCTGTATGCCTGTGCATGAATGGTAATGAGGTGTAACTACCAAATGATAAAGATTGAAGAAGTCCAACTATGTATAAGTTTATATTTGATTGTATATGTTAAGAGAAAGGATTTATAATTTGAATAATAAAATAAAATAATTTAAGGTCGTGTTTTAATCCCCTTTTTTTGAGTTTAAATAGAGAAAATATGAAATGATTTTTTTAGGCAGAAAATGTGTAGAACTATTGAAAACTTTTGAGTTAATAAAATGTAATTATAGCTGACGAAATATGTTTTATCCTCCACAATGTATTATAAAATCAATAGGAACTTATTAATTTATGCACCCTAATTGGACTTCTTCAATCCTTACCAATACGTTATTCCCCAATCATATGTGATGTGTGTACTATTAATACTTAATGGTGGGTATCCAGTCAAAACTAATCCACAACTTGTACAGTATAATATTCCAGTATCATCTACTGATGCTATATGATCAGATTTGCATTCTGGACATTTATGATTTAATTTTTTGTCCTTGTCTTCTTTGACTGGTTCCATCTTATTATATGGTTTTTTGTTCATTTTTTAGTGTCATATTTTTATATAAAATAGATTATTATATAAGGATGGTTAAGGATTCTCATGTGTGAATAATGGGAATGTTTGTGCGTTAAGATTTTTTTGATAATAATATTTTTTTTTCACGAAAATATTTAATAGTAGAATTTCTTATCAATTAATATAAAATTCATCTTCAACACTTCAAATTATTTTTTATGAAAATTTTAACTATCCTATACTATATTATTGGTTGTTAGTGTACCCAATTTTGTCCACTTTTATTTATCCCCACTTCGGAGAGTATTGTACAATGGTTCTACCTAC